ACGCAAACTTTCCGAGCGCGAGCGGAACGCCGATCTCCGACGTGACGCTCACCGCCGCGCGCGTGAGCTTCGGTAACCGCCTCGGCCCCGATGGCTTCGCGATGAACGCGCAGCTGAAGCACATCGTGACCAGCGTCGTGGGTGAAGCGCCGTGGGACGTGTTGCTCAACGGCATGTTTGTCCCCACGTCAACCACCGGCGTGGTGACCGAGCGCATGCGCCAAGTGCAGCTGCACGTCGAGCCGCTCATCAGCACGAGCAAGAAACACTGGTACGGTTTCACCGACTACAACCAGGTCGACCACTTCGAATACGCCTACCTCGCAGGCGCCGAGGGCGCGCGCCTCGAGCAGCGCAACGGCTTCGATGTCGAAGGCATCGAGCTGAAAGTGTGCCTCGACTTCGGGATCGGCGCGATCGACTACCGCGGCTGCTACCTGCAGCGCGAGACCTGATCGGACGCGTCCGAACTGACAAAGTTCAACTGCAAGGAGAGGCAAACATGTTGAGTGTGATTCAACCAGACGTAGACATCCTGACCATGGTCGCGCCGTCAGGCGGCGTGACCGCGGACGTCCCGCTCATGATCGGCGACCTGTGCGTGATCCCGGTCTGCGACGCCGACGAAGGCGAGCTGTTCGCCGGCCGGACGCGCGGCGTGTTTCGCTTGCCGAAGCACTCAGGCACGGCGTTCACGGCGGGCGAGCTCGTCGAGTGGGACGTATCTGCGGGCGAGCTGATCGCGCCGGGATCGACGGCCGGCGATATCGAGATCGGCTACGTCATGACCGCGGCGGGCAGCTCGGACACGTACGCTGTGATCGCGAAGACGAACCCCGCGCCGGCCGTCAACTCGTAGTCGCTCGCATGGCGATCTGGGATACCGCGCGGGGTCTGATGTCGCGTGCCGTCGTGGCTCACTTGGGCGAGGCCCTTGTGTTCAGCGACGGTACGCAGACAGCGACTGCGCGCGGCATCCTGACGCGTCCGGAACAGGTTGTGCGCCTCGGCATGGCCCACGTTACCGTGGGCCACGCTGCGCTCGCGATGCGCCGCGTCGACGCGCCTGCGTGGATTGGTCGCGCTGTGACGGTTACGGCGGAGTCGGGGGAGACATTCGAAATCACCGAGTTCGCCGACAACGGCGAGACCATGTTGGAGATCGTGCTGTGTCGTTCATCTTAGAGCTCGACGTCGCATCGCTCGATGGTCTCGCGGCCGGCCTCGGTGCCGACGCGAAGATCATGCAGCAAGCTGCGCGCGTCGCGGCGAACCGCGCGATCCGCTTCGGGCGGGCGCAGATCGCACGAGGGCTGAGCGCGCGCCTCGGACTGCCGCAAGGCGTGCTGGCGAAGCGCATGCGCGAGCGGAAGGCCAGCGCGCGCACCAAGCGAGCGTCGCTCTGGCTTGGGCTCAACCCGGTCAACGTGGCGAGCCTGAACCCGCGCAAGACGTCCAGCGGGCTGCGTGCGGGGCGCAACCTCTACCCCGGCGCATTCGTCGCCCGCGGGCGCTACGGCGGCAAGGTGGCCTATCGTCGCGCGGGCAAAGCGCGCGTGCCGCTCGAGCCGGTATCCGTGCGTCTCTACGGGCCTGCGCGTGAGTTCCTCGCGTCGGGCGGCTGGTCGAGTATTCAGGATCGGTTCGTGCAGTTGTACCTGGCCGAAGTCGAGAAGCGCGTCGCGCGCGGGGGCTCGCGGTGATCATCAACTTCGATGCTGACGCCCACGTCGCCGCGATCGGCGCGCTCATGACCGCGCGATCGGTGGGGGTGCGCGTCGTGGGGTGGGTCCCCGAGAAGCTGTATGAGAAGCTGGGCGACGGCCCGATCGCCGAGCTCACGATCGACGGCTACCCGTGTGAGCGCGTGCCGGATTGGAACGGGATCGAGGGCACGCTCGAAGGCGCGCTGATCGTCATGCGTCGCGCCGACTCGCGCAACGCCGCGGGCGCGTGCTTCGAGCTCGCGTGCAAAGTCGCGATCGCGCTCGAGCAGGACCTCGAAGGCTTCGGCTCGATTCAGGTGGACGAGATCGCGCGCGAACCGCTCGACGAAGCGCTCGATCAGCGCGTGGTCGCGTACCGCGTGGGCTTCTCGCAAGTGCTCGTGGTGCGGCAGCTCGACGCGCCGATCGAGGGCGGGCCGCTGCAAAACCTCTGGCTCGGCAAGGTGCCGGACGTCGGTCTAGAGCACGTCGACGATTACCACCTCGTGCTGGCGCCGCGGCGAGGGGTAGCCACAGCCGAGCTGGTGCTGGAGGGCGCAGCATGAGCTCGATGGACCGTGCGACGGGCCGGATGCTGACGGGCGTGGACGAGCTCGAGCAGTCGATCGACGAAATCCTCGGGACGCCGCTTGGCGACCGCGTCATGCGCGCCGAGTTTGGGTCGAACCTCTTCAAGCTCACGGACAACGTCGGGCTGACCCCAGGCGGCCGCGCGAAGGTCGCGCAGTCGTGCGCCGAGGCGATCCGACGCTGGGAGACGCGCGTGCGCCTCGATCGTGTGACGACCGAGGGGACCTCGGACGGCGCGATCACACAGACGCTGTACGGGACCGTTGTCAGCTCGGGCGCGAGCCTGAAGGTGCGGAGGTAGCCCCGTGGATATCGCGACTCTCTATCGCATGGTCGCAGGCATCCGCAGCACGTTGCGGCTCGTGCGCCGCGGGCTGGTGCGCCTCGGCGCGGTGAAAACCGTGGACCTCCAGGCGTGCACGATCGTGGTCGAGTACGACGACACGGACGAGGACGATCAGCCTGTGGAGTCGGAGCCGATGCCTTGGTTTCAGCGCTCGACCGAGCATCACCCGCCAGTGGTCGGCGATCACGTGCTCGTGCTCGATCCGTCGCTCGGCATGGGCTCCGCGATCGCGATCGTCGGCTGGCCCTCGACCGCGAAGCCCGCGCCGGAGAATGCCGGCGAGAAGCACGTGATCCACAAGCAGTACGACAGCCTGATCCAGGTCGACGATCAGGGCCTCTGCAAGCTGAACAACTGCGAGATCGACGTGGACGGGAACACGATGATCCCTGAGACGCTCGAGGTGAAGAAGGCGACGACGCTCGACGACACGCTCGACGTATCGGGTAACACGACGATCAACGCCGACCTGACGGTCACCTCGGGCGGGCCGCAGATCTCCGCCTCTGCCAGCGGCGTGGAGCTCGCCGGCGGGCTGGACTTCGTGGCGCTGTCGCAGAAGGTCGACCTCAACTTCACGACGCTCAAGACGATCCTGACCACGGCGTTCACCTCGGTGGGTGCAGGCGTCGCGGCCAACGGCGCGCTCGGTGCCGCGCAGATGGCTTCGTTCGTGCCCGTTCCCACGGCAGCGACCAAGGTAAAGGCGACGTAGGAGGCCATTCGAGCGCGCGCCGTAGCCTGGCACTCAGATGGCCGCGCTTCTCGACATGTCTCAGATCCCACTGCCTGCCGCGGTGGAGGAGCTCAGCTTTGACGCGATCGTGGCCGCGTCCAAAGCCCGTTACGTCGAGCTGATGCAGGTCGACGATCCGACCTACGAATTGCGCGACACGGACCCGGCGGCGCGCGCGCTCGAGGTCTGGGCGTTCCGCGAAATGCTTCTGCGAGCGCGGATCAACGACAGCGTACGCGGGACGCTACTCGCGAGCGCGACGGGCGGGCAGCTCGACGATCTCGGAGCTGATCCGGCATACGGGCCGACCGCGCGCTTGCTAGTGACCCCAGAGCAGCTCGGGCCGCCGTATGTCGCGCCGGTGATGGAGAGCGACGACGCTTACCGGGCGCGCTTGAAGCTGGCCCCACATCAGACCAGCGTCGCGGGACCATCAGGAGCCTACGAATCGCGCGCTCGCGGCGCCAACGGCGCGATCATCGACGTAGCCGTGACGAGCCCGCAACCAGGCTACGTGCTCGTCGAGGTCCTTCATGATGGCGTATGGGAAGACGTTAGGTTCGACATCTTCCAAGCTCTTCTCTCTGATGACGTGCGCCCTGTGGGCGACGTCGTAACGGTCATTGAAGCGGCGCATGTCACGAGCTCGATCGCGCTGACCGTCTATGTGGATGAAGGGCCAGACCTCGAGCTCGTACAGACCGCGGCGCAAGAGCGGATCAACAACCTCGTACTGCCGAAGTGCGCGCGTGTGAAGAGCGGGCCGACTCTCTCGCTGGGCGAGGAATACTCGTTCCTCGGGGCTTGCGTCGTAGACGGCGTGTCGTCTTACGACGTCACGGGCACTACGGGCTTGTCATCGGGTGATGTGGCTTGGTGGCCGATGACCATCACTGTGACCGCGATGCGCGTCACGACCGATGATGATGAACCGCCCGGGATCGTGCCATTCGAGATGGACTCTATCGGCGGTGCTCAGTTCTTGCTGGTGAAAAACTGGGAGTTCGGCACCGGCGGCAACATCGGATCGATTGCTGCGCTTGATGCAGAGTTCGACTACGCCAACCTGTGGGGAACGTACAACCTTGGTGGTGAATACGGGACCAACACCGTCGCGACGAGCGCAGAGACCGCAGTCTCTGGGCAGCCCGTCGACCCGACTGGCAGCAAGTTCCGCGAGTTCACCGCGAACTCCATCAAGTGTCACGTCAAGGCGTTCACCGATGGCGACGACGTCGGTCCGGCGTCCGAGTTGAACGGCGGGAACGGCTCGTTCTTCAGCAAGTTCCGCTACCCCGCTGGCGGCTCCGATCTCGGCAAAACCATCGTCTGGGAAACGAAGTTCAAGATCGACAATCCAACTGCGGGCCAATGGTTCGCGCTTTGGACTGCGGGCACGAACTGGGACCAAGGCCCAGAGATGGACGTGATCGAGGCGTTCTCCGCTTATCAGGAGTACGTCAACGAAGCTTGGCACTCGAACCTGGTCGGCGACGGGACCGAGGATATCGACTACTGGTCGGGCTCATGGTGGGACGGTCAAGAGCAAGCTGGCGTCTTCAGTCCTGACAATCAGCTGCAAAACGAACACGTCATCACGTGGGTTTACCACGTCGATAACTCGTTCCAGGTCTACTTCGACGGCTTC